CTGGCGTGAGGCAGAGTTCGTCGAGGAGGCGGAGAGCACGGACGCGCCCAGGACCTCAGTTCTCGCCACTTCTTTACTGGAAGCGATTGGGGAGTTAGAGCGGTTGCGAGCGGAGAACGAACAGCTCACGGCGAAGCTCAGCTACGAGCCCCACGTGTGCCGCGCCGAGTGCTGTGACGACCTGCCGCGCTACTGCGGCGCTCACGCGGGCGTGGACACCACGGTGAGCGACTCGACGGATGCTGCTACTGTGACAGATGAGGTGTACAGGTTGCATAGTGTGTTACGGCAGGCGCGGGAGATGACCGGGAAGATGCGCAAAAAAGACACCTCAGATAATCTATACGTGTATGGGCTTACTGTTCGATGGCTGGATTATATCGAACGTCAACTCTCCCACCATTTCGGCATCCAGGGTAAAGGAGACAGCCATGAGTAAGCGATGGATCGACAGCCCAGAGGAGAACGCTGCTGATGTCAACAGGGAAGGCTAATAAGAGAAAAGATGGCTCAACTAGGAGGCAGCTAACAGTAGCTATCAGAGTAGACCGTCGTCTCTGTGCTGCTCTCGCTCTTTGGGCCAACCAGCATTGGGCAACACCGCCTCCTATATCCAGCCTGATCCGAGGCGCCCTGTCGGTAGTCCTCGAGGATGTAGCCTCAATAGTACCCGACTGTCCCGAGACCACCAACACTGAGGCAGCAGAGGCCTACCTCGAGGAGTATAGTGTTCGGGCTCTCGGCGACACTGATCCAGAGGCAGTAGCTGCTCACTTCAAAAGAGTCCTCGGGACTCTCGCTGAGCCTACTGACGAGGAGCTACAAGAAGCAGAGCAGCTACTTCGAGATAGCCTCGAAGATAACCAATAGAGATAGTTGCACGGTGCAACTATCTCCGTGGTGTAGCACGCAGAGGAAACAACATGGTCGTGAGGACTTGACAAATCCGCCATGTTGTGGTACAATGTTGTTATATGGAATGGGCACCCGGACCATTCCTTAAACCTAGCTAGGAAAGAAAGGAGGCTGCTATGAACTAAGGAGAACACACCAACATGAAGGATACTCTAAAAGAGACACACGATAGGAGAGTCGATCTCAGGTTATCGAGCCGCTTACTTCGGCGGCTCGATAACTTCTGCCAAGAGAATCTACACACTAGAAGCTCCGCTATTAGAGAGCTTCTGGACAACAACCTCCGTGGTCACGCCACGGACGACAAGGAACAGGAGAACGACAACCATGACCAATGAGACAAACGAAAGTACCTTGACCACAGTTACTGCTAGGGACCCTCAAAGCGGCAATGAGGCCACCGTCGAGGTTGATCTCGGCCAGGACCTCTACGATGCAGTGTCGAAGTTCGGGGAGGAGATTGTCTTTGACTACTACCAACGACAGGCAGTGGTTCAGGCACAGGCAGCTATCCGAGGGCGCCTCCGTGCGGATAAGAGTAAGGGGGAGATCCAAGGCGAGATGGCTCAGTGGGAACCCGGCAAGCTCCGTCGCTCCGGAGGCAGTGGTAAGAGTACCCTCGAGAAAGCTACTAATGCTTTCGAGAACATGACCGAGGCACAACAGCGGGAGTTCCTCGAACAGCTCCGCAACAAGATGCAACCAGAATAACAGTCTCAATAGGGGCGGGGGTCTCGGTCGGGGGCCTCCGCCCCCTCGATTAGAAGGGAGAACCAACCATGCCTAAGTTTTATGTAACGGAGAACAACAGCGGTGGCTTTTGGGTAGCCCTCCACGTAGAGGACAACGGCGGCTTCTTTGGTTATCCTCATTATGTCGAGATAGAGGCAGAGAACGCCGACGATGCTATCCGACAGTTTGAGGAGTACTATAACCTCAGCTGGAATTATGAGAACAGCTACGAGGGAAACTCTTGTAACTGCTGCGGTCGCCGCTTTACTCTAGTAGCTCCAAAGGAATTCGGTGACAGCCAGCTAGATGAGTATGGCTGTGTTGAAGAGGACGACAACCCCTACTTCTTACACGAAGGGTCTTTACTCGACGAGAGGTATAAGACCCAAGGCTGCAAGCTAGAAGACGCACCGCGGAGGCTAGAGTCCGATGATCAGTGAACAAGAGTTGAAGAAGGTAGTAGACTCTACCAAGCTCACCACCTATATGACGTGTCCACGCAAGTTCCTCTATAGGCATGTCCTCCACTGGGAGCTAGATCAGCCTTCCGTCCACCTAGTGTTTGGACAGGCCTGGCATCTAGCTCTAGAGTATATGCTCCTTGGCCTCCGTGAAGGTAAAGCTTATCCTGAAACAGTGGTGGAGGCCAAGAGGCTATTCCACGACCACCTAGTGGAGAACTATCAAGACGAGCATCCCATCAAGAACAGCGACAAAGGCTGCAATGCCCTCGATGTATATAGCAGGCTGTTCGAGGGTGACCTCCAACGGTATGAGGTACTCTACACGGAGGTACCTGGTCTGGTCAACATCCCTGGTTTCGAGTACTACTATAAGATAGACGCTATCCTCCGAGACAAGGAAGACGGCTTGATCTATGTAGTAGACCATAAGACAGCTCAGACAGACAGTGAAAGTTGGAGGGCTCAGTGGCGGTTATCGCCTCAGGTCTGTGCGTATATGCATACCCTCTATAGCCTCTATGATCCAGGTGAGGTCGGTGGCCTGATTATCAACGTGGCTTTCCTACGCAAGGCTAGCCTCGACTTCGACCGTATCCGCCTAGATATAGGTAGTCAGCATATGCAACGCTGGATGGCTATGGTAACCAGCTGGAGCAACCACCTGCAGGATGACTACCAACTACTCTCTACTGAGGTAGCTATGCAGCAAGATAGGCCAGATGACCGGTCTCTAAAGGCATTCCCAGGAAACTGGACCAACTGCACTAAGTATGGCCTCTGTCCATACTATGACCTCTGTATCAGTTGGCATGATCCTACCAAGCAGGAGCGCCCTCCCGGCTTCCGGTATGAGCCTTGGGATCCTCGCCAACACAGCCAACCATTGGGAAAGGATAACACCAACGATGGCGATCAATATTAGAAGGATAGTTATGTGCGATGCCTGCTCTTGCCCCTTCCTCAAGGCAGATGGTAGCCTACTTATAATATGTGATAACAGCTACGGTCCTAATGAGGAACTGCTGAGTATTAGCGGCTGGATTAAGCTGATATATCCTCATGAGCCAGAGGCGCATGTTTGCCCCAAGTGTATTAGGGAGGGAGCAGAGATACTCATAAGAGCTGCTAAAGACAAGGGAAAGGAGAACACCAACGATGCTAGGCCCCAAGAAGAAACTTGAGGATATCCAGAAGTACTATAGGGAAACGCAGGATAGCGGCTTCACCTGTATTATCTATGGCGAAGCCGGTTGTGGTAAGACACACCTGCTGACAACAGCCAAGAGGCCCTTGCTAGTCTTCTGCCTCGACCCTCGCGGTGCTACAACCATCGAGCAAGTAGCCCCGGAGGCAATAGCCTCGGGGGATATTATCCTCGATAGACGGTGGGAAGAGGCAGGCAAGGATACCTACGTTAAGTTCCACCAAGAGCTCACTGAGCTATACAAAGCGGGAGTGTTTAGTGAGGTTAAGACAGTCGCCGTCGACTCCTTTAGTGGTCTCAATGACTCCTTGCTGGCTTGGCTCAAGAGCAAGAGGAAAGCTGACGATGTGCATGGTACTCCACCGGACGGAGCCGGCTACGGCCAGCTTCAGATACAGGATTGGGGGAAGTTCGCCGAGTCCTGTACAAAGACCATCAGTAAGTTGATGGCTCTCCCTTGCGACGTTATCATCACTGCTCACGTTGAGCACGACAAAGACGACACTACAGGGGAGTTCATCAGCAGCCTGTCCGTCGAGGGGAAGAAAATGAAGACCCGCTTGCCTAACCTAATCAGTGAAGTTTATAGGCTGGAGCAAGCGGGACAGCCCGACAAACCTAGGAAACTCTGGACTACTAGAAACAACAGGTATAGGGCGAAGAGTAGGCTGGGTCTACCCAATATTATCGAGAACCCTGACCTGGGCGAGATACAAGACAAGGCTCGGGACTTCGCAAACAAGGCTCGAGCAAACAAGCAACAAGGAGGTTAGGGCCTACCTCTTTGGGTGGTAAACCGAGATACTTGCACGGTGCAACTATCTCTATCTATAGTGTAGTGAGCCGAAGACTCACAGCCAACAGGAGGAAACATCTATGAGCATCCTTGACTACGATCCAGAAAACAACGCACAGGACTTGGTAGCAGTAGAGCCTGGGGAATACACCCTCAGGATCGTCTTCGCTACTCTACAGGAAGGGAGCAAGAAAAACCCAGACAGGAACATGCTGGTTATCTCTTATGAGGTGGTGGACAACCCGTTCGCTGAGGAGGTCCGCGAGTGGTTGACAATCCCCAACTCAGAGGATACTGACAAAGCCAAGAACCGTATGAACCTCCGGCTCCGTGACTTTCAGAGGGCAGCTGGTGCTGATTTGACAGTCGAGACTCCTGAGGAGCTGGTTGGACGTGAGATCCAAGCAGTGCTCGGTACTCGAGTAGATGACAACGGTGACACCAGGAACACTGTACGTTCCTATCTCGCCTTCTAGACCTTAGCTGGTTCTCCCTACTAGCGGGTGGTGGAGGAGGCTTGGCTGTACCAGGTCTCCTCCACTTACCTAAAACAGCAACCAAGAGGAGCTAGGCTGATGACAGTTAACGAAGATATAGCTGCATACATAGTGGATTGTGATAGTTGTAGCAATAAGGTGCTCGTCTCTAGAGCAGTAGTAAATGGTCTTGTACAACTAAGGCAGGATGGTTGGACAGCTCTTGATCCAGACACACTAAAAGGAAAGTGTCCAAGTTGTACAGCTGCCCTAGTCGAAGAAGAGGAGCAGGTAGGTCCGCCTGAGTACTATCTGGCGTACATCGACGGAGGTCGCCGAGCTGTCCAGTGTTGTGTAGTGGCGGAGGCACTAGGGATGCACCAGCACCACTACATCAACTGTGCTTTCGAGTATCTGTGGCGCTGTCTACATAAGGGTCAGACCAGGAGTGACTTAAAGAAAGCAGCCTGGCATATTGGTAGGGCTTTAGCAACCCTAGATAGCCAGGAGGATCAGTCATGAGTGAGAAGAATAGAAAGGTCACCATACGCATCACTGAAGACATGCGTGAAGATATCGAACGCTTCCTGCCTTGGGGTATCAGACAGACCTTGTTTGAGCATGCTATAAAGCTTATCTTAAATGAGGTTCATAAGTCGGGCCTCTGTAAGACTACCGCACGCCTAAATAAGGCTGATGTGCTCTCGGATGCCTTCGGTAGCTATAAGAAAGCCGAGGACATAGAGGCCACCAAGAGAGGGGAGGGCTAGTCAATGAGACTTAGTCAACTACGAGAGACTTTAGCTAGCCTTCCTGATGATAGGCTCCACGAGCTCATTAGGGAGACTCGAAAGAGTAGGTTAGAGAGTCTCAGTCGGGAGAACAAGCCTAGTAAGAGCAAAGGTAAAGGTAAGGAGGCCCAGACAGCCAAGAAAGGTCGGGCTATCCTAGACAGTATGAGCCCAGAGGACGCTGAGAAGCTCCTCGAGCTACTAGATGCCGATCAATCTGAGGAGGGTTAACAAGCATGCCTTTGTATAAGCAGCGAGAGGTGTCGCCGCACGACATAGTAGAGGGTGAGCGGGCTCGAAAGGACCTTGGAGACCTCGACAGCCTAGCAGAGAGCATCAGAGCCGGCGGCCTTATCCAGCCTATAGCAGTCAGTGAGGAGGAGGACGGTACGCTGTTGCTCCGGGCAGGCGGTCGCCGCTTGGCTGCCTCCAAAAAGGCAGGTATTCAGAGTATCCCAGCATTGGTATTCTCTGGTATTAGCGACATTGATGGGGCCTTGATTGAGCTAGTAGAGAACATCCACCGGAAGGATATGTCTTGGCAAGAGGAAGCGACTTTGGTTGGTCGGATACACCGCTTGCAGGTAGAGAAGTTCGGTAAGGCTTCGAGGGGTCCAGGCGGAGGTGGTTGGACACTCAAGGCGACGGCGGAGCTAGCAGGTATCAGTCTCTCTTATGCCTCCCGCTGTCTCGATTTAACAGATGCACTAGAGGAGCAACCTGAGCTCTTTGAAGGTGCTGGTGGTATCAAAGAGGCTGTCAATAGACTCGAGGACGCTAAGAGAACTGTGATTGAGGAGGAATTAGCGAAGAGGGTCGAACGGGGCCTTAGCCAAGACGCTGGTGATGTCAACGAAGCCGACGATGAGGAGGTACTAGACACTGGTAGTAGTAGCCCAAGCAAGAACAAGGAAGGCGAAGAGAGGTATCGGCTTAGAAAGCTAGCTGAGTCCTATGTCCTCGGTGATTTCTTCGAGAAAGCTAAGGTCCTTCCGGATGAGTCTTTCGACATTATCGAGTGTGATCCTCCGTATGGGACTAGCTTTGATAGCTATAGAAAGTCTGGTGGGATATACTCGTATAAGGGAGACTCTGTTGGTAAGAACAAGAGTGATAACTATGAAGAGATAAAGGGTGACTACGGGGAGTTCCTCGGTAGCTTGTTGCCTGAGCTTTATCGGCTGGCTAAGCCACATAGCTGGATTCTGTTGTGGTTCTCTACTAGGCACTGGGAGCTAGTACGAGACGCCTTGAATGAGGAGGGATTTTTGGTAGCAGGGCAGCCTATTATCTGGGTTAAGACTTATACGCCTAGTGTCCAGCCCAACCGGGTCCTCGGGAACAAATACGAGTGCTGTTGGTACGCTCGGAAGGGTGAGGCAGTCTTGAATAAGACCAACGGAGCTAATGTGATATATCGAGAGAATCGAGGGAAGAGGATACATCCGGCGGAGAGGCCAGTTGAGCTCATCAGTGAGCTGCTGTCTATATTCTCGCCTCCAAGGGGCCGAGTGTTGTGTCCATTCGCTGGTTCTGGTAATACCCTCGAGGCTGCCTTCGACCTGGGTCTTAGTGGGGTCGGCTACGACCTCTCTGAGTATTATCGGAACAGATATATAGCTAGGTTGGCTGGCCGTGATGCTGGCGACGACGATTAACTAGAGAAAAGATAGTTGCACGGTGCAACAAACTGGGTGCTAGCATGCTAGCATGCTAGCGGGTGGTGGCTGCCGCGGTTTGGCCGTGTTATGGAATACACGCTATACCGTGCTAGCGGGAATAAAATACCCATGCTAGCATAGGTTAAAACATAACCGTCCATACCAACCCACAACCCCAACAACACAACGTATGCTAGCGTACCAACAACGGGGATAGGAAGACAATCTGATGACAAACAAGCAACTAGAACAAGAAGACTCTCAAGTAGTGTTGTGGCAACTTTTTGAAGAGATACTCCTTTTACAACACCCAAGTGTTGTAGAGTATCAAGTATCAGATACAGACACCAAACCTCCTGTTTTAGTGAGCTTTGATAAGGTCTTAAAGCTAGTCAGGCGATTAGAGGAGCAGGTAGACTGGTACAAGGCCTTGGCTGAAGGGAACGGGCAAGAGGCAGCTATATGGTTTAGAGAGGCCAAGCGACTAGAAACTCTATTAGCCCAAAGCAAGGAAAAGGAGAACCAGTAGTGTCTATAGATAGCTGGAAAGAAATACCGCTGCCGGAGTACGCTGAGTGTGTGTGCCCACCTAGTGGCCCTGAAGGGGCCAGGGTAGCGTTGGTGGGGATGGCTCCTGGTAAAGAGGAGCTGATGAAGAAAGAGCCCTTCGTTGGGCCTGCCGGACGGGAGCTCGACCGAGCCCTCCACAGCGTGGGAGTGCCTAGACGGGGCCTCTATTTGACCAACGTCTTGAAGTTCATGCCACCTGACCACCAACCTAATCGAGTGGACCCTGCTATAGTGCAGGCCTCCAAGGAGGCTCTGTTAGAAGAGCTAGAGAGTCTACCTGACCTGGCTGTGGTGGTGCCGCTAGGGGACTTCGCCTTAGAGACCCTATCGGGGTACAAGAGAGTATCGAAGTGGCGAGGTTCAGTGTTGCCTCAAGCTGGCTGGCGACTGGTCCCGACGTACCACCCGAGCTGGATACTCCGAGCTAAGTTCCAGGATGATAATATGCACGCCTTGAGGACGTTCGCTATCGACCTCAAGAAGGCTTGGGAAGAGCGGTTCTTGCCGCCACTACCTGAACAGGAGCTGTTAGTCGAGCCCTCATTCGACGACGCTAGCTGGTATTTGTCATGGCTCTTAGAGGACCAGGCGATAGACCTGGTTGCCTTCGACATCGAGGTCCTCCGAGGGCACACTAGCTGCATCTCTTTGTGTGGTGACGGCAAGAAGAGTATGTCTATCCCACTGATACAAGGAGGTCAGTCGGTATGGGAGGAGTGGGAAGAGGCCTCACTGCTTAGGCAACTCGACAGGCTCTTCAGGAGTAGGAAGGCTAAGATAGCACACAACGCCTCGTTCGATGCCTCGACGCTGTTTCAGGAGTTCGGCTTGGTCTTCAATAACCTCCACTGCTCGATGATAGCACACAGGCTAGCGTACCCTGACTATCCGATGGGCCTCGACTTCTGTACTAGCCTCTATACTAGGCTGCCCTACTATAAAGACGAGGGTAAGGTTTGGAACAAAGTCAAATGGGACGAGCTAGAGTTCTTCCAGTACAACGCTAAGGATTCTTTGGCTGGTTGGCAAGTAGGTAAGGCTGCCCTAGAGCAAGTCAACAAGGCAGGGAATCTCGAGACCTACACGTATCAGACCAAGCTAGTCGAGGCTATCTGTGCTGTCGAGCACACTGGCCTGTTGGTAGACACGCAGGCGATGGCCTCCGTCCGAGAGACACTAGCCAAGGATATTGAGGAGAAACAGGGGGAGCTAGCAGAGCTAGGGTTCTCTGGCAACGTGAACTCACCGAAGCAGGTAGCTGCGTACTTCTACGAGACTCGTGGAGCCAAGCCTTACCTTAATAATGAGGGTCGCTATAGCGTCAACGATCAGGCCTTGAGAAAGCTAGCAAGCAAGGGGTTCAAAGAGGCTAGCTTGCTTCGGGACATCAGGGCTGGTAACAAGCTCATCAACACGTACTATTCTATGTCCTTGGACCCAGATAGTCGAATGCGCTGCTCAGTGAATCCGGTCGGTAGTAGGTTCGGTCGGATGAGTACGAGTAAGACTATCAGAGGTACTGGTATGAACATGCAGAACCAGCCGAGGGAGATGAAGAGATTCTTCGTGGCTCCGGAGGGCTACTTCTGTTGCGAGGTTGATCTTAGCCAGGCTGAGAATAGGATCGTCGCCTACATAGCTCCTGAGCCTCGGATGATAGAGGCTTTCGAGAGTGGTATAGATATCCACTCGCAGACAGCAGCCTGGATCTTCAACAAGCCTTTGGAGCTGGTGTCTCGAGAAGCAGGCTCTGCCTCCATCGGAGGTGGTAGGCAGAGTGAGCGGCATTGGGGGAAAAAAGCTAACCACAGCCTGAACTATATGGAAGGTCCGAACACCTTCGCTGCTATCAACGAGATATCTGCGGCGGAGAGCAAGAGGATTATCAGAGGCTACTTCGCTGCCTACCCTGGAGTCAAGGCATATCATCAGTGGGTTAGTAAGAAGCTCCGGGAGGATCGTAGGTTAGAGAACCTATTGGGGCGCAAGTATCTCTTTAGTGCCCCGTGGAGCGACCGGCTGTTGAAGAGGGCCTGCGCATTCATCCCTCAGAGTACAACCGCAGACATTATAAACAGACGAGGCTATCTTTGGCTTTACCAACACCCGGAGTTTGTCCTAGTCAATCAGGTTCATGATAGTGTCTGGTTCTACGCCCCTCTAGGAGACCTCGAGCACACTGCTGAGCAGCTATTGCTGTTAAAAGAGAGCCTCGAGACACCGTTGTCTGTTTGGGGGCAAAGAGAGCTTGTTATACCAGCCGACTTCTCGGTTGGGTTTGACTTCTATAGTACCAAGGGCCTCGATACCACCAACCAGGAGTCTATGGTAAAGACCCTCAAAGAAGCAATAGGAAGGAATAGAGATAGTTGCACCGTGCAACTATCTCGAACACGCTAGTGAGCAAGGAGGAACCAGGTATGAATATGCACAGACTAAAGAGGTTAGAGAAGAGAATCGAATTAGTAGAACTGCGGTTGGAGTCCACAACTCTGTTAGACAGGATCAGGTCTGTAGAGCATGGCAGTGGCGACTTGGAGGCAATTAAAAGTCTACTGAAACAAAAGATGGATGTGGATAAAAAGGTCCATCAGCTGACAAAAGAGCTCGGAGAAGAGGAGGAGCTAAGATATGAGCAGTAAAAGAGTGTATATAGCGGGACCTTTTAACAAGAAAGAAGAGCTACGAGAGATAGCAGAGAAGGTGCAGCAGGAGGGACACTCTATTGCCTCCAAGTGGCTCTGGAGAGACGAAACAGATATGACTTTGGAGGAGGTGGCTAAGGTAGATATAATGGATGTTGCTATGTGCAACGTCTTCGTCGCTTGTACTGAGCCTCCCGGAAGTGGTTATAGTACAGGAGGTAGACACTTCGAGGCTGGTTGGGTCTACAACGCTATAAGGGTACAGAGACAAGAGCTGTATTTGCTTGGGCCAGCTGAGAATATCTTCTATAACCTACCTGGTTGGAAGAAAGTAGACTCTGTAGAAGATTTGTTGTCTAGACTTCGGGTGGGTTAGCATGAATGAAGGCGGCACTAACAGTAGGTTCGTCGAGAACTGGCTAGACTCCTACCTTGAGTGGACAGACCAAAGTGAGCCGAGCAGACTCTATAGGAAGTGGGTTGGTCTCATCTGTCTCAGTAGTGCTCTACAGAGGAAGGTCTGGTTGCCGTGGGACAAGGACCTGTTCACTAACCTCTTTGTTATTCTCGTCGGACCCAGCGGAGCTAGGAAAGGAACTGCTATAAACCCAGGCAGGACCTTGTTAGAGCGCACTCCTGGCGTTACTCTAGCGGCGGACGATCCGACTATGCAGTACTTGATGATGGAGCTGAAGGAGTGTGTCTCGACTGACGTAGATCCAGCTACTGGCCTCATGGAGTTTCATAGTTCTATGACTATCATCTCAGACGAGCTGGCAGTGATGACTGGTTATGAGCAACGAGAACTCCTGATTTCTCTAACCGATTGGTATGACTGCAAACGAGTTTGGACCTACGGCACTAGGTCTCATGGTAAGGAGACTATAGAGAACCTTTGGGTAAGCCTATTAGGCGCTACTACTCCCGAGCAGATAACAGACATCATGCCTAAGAGTGCGATAGGTGGTGGCCTTACTAGCAGGATTATCTTCGTTTACTCACCGTGGAAAGAGAAGACTATAGTAGTGCCAGGCAGGCTAGACGCTAAGCTAGAGAACTACCTCCTCTATGACCTTGAGCAGATATCCCTCCTGAAAGGTCCTTGTCAAATAACGAAGGAGTTTGCTGAGGCCTATAGTGATTGGTATCTCGAACAAGACCGCCTCCGAGGTAGCCTGGCTGCTCCACAGAGGATCTTCTCTGACCCTATGTTCGAGCGGTACTTAGATAGGCGGCAGACACACCTCCTCAAGCTGGCTATACTACACCAGGTGGCTCGGAGTGATCGGCTGGTACTAGGAGTCCAGGCGTTCAATGAGGCTAAGGAGACTCTAGAAGAGGTCGAGGAGGTAATGCCTCAAGCCTTCACGATGTACGGCGAAGGCGATAAGAATGAGGTAATGCAGAGGGTTATGAAGACTATAGCCTACAAAGGCGAGGTCAGCTTCGCAGATGTCCTGTCGCTGCACTATCGAGACATATCTAAGAAACAGTTGGTGGAGATACTCTCGACACTGCATGCTATGGAGTTCTGTAAGATAACCGATACAGCAGGAGGGGCCACCATCAAATACATTGAGGGTGGCAAGCCTGTTGACCGTGCAACTATCTCACCGGACTCAGGGTCTCAGGCATAAGAGGGTCAAAGTCCTCGGTGGGAGGCTCTATGGTCGGTTCAGTGGTTGGCCTTTGTAGGGTCTCAGGAGCAAGAGGGTCGAAGTTCTCTTCGAGGGCCTCCGGAGTCGTTGGGAGGTCCTCGAGGGGAGCAATACGCTCGAGCCTATCGGGGGCTAGTAGATCGAAGTCCTCCTCAACATCAGCTGGCCGGCCCTCAAACTCTCGTCGCTGCTCTTCTGGTAAATCGAGGTACTCTAAGAGGGTATCCATCTTTACTTCTTCACGGAACCGAGCAGCCTCCAACAACACCTCGTGTAGCTCCTCCATAGCGCTATCGAGATGTTCAGGCCTAGTGTCGGGGTCTAAGTACATCTCAACTAGCTCATTCTTGAGCCTGTTCTTCCTATCCTCTAGTACCTGGTCAGGAGTCCGTCGAAAGTATGAGAAGGTGATAGGATCTAACAAAGCACCTGTAATTAGTCCGAGCTCTTTTTTTAGCTGTTCTCTAGCTTCCTGAGGCTCCATGTCTATCAGCTCTTGTTGTCGGAGGATGTGCGCTATGTGAGGTATAGCCTCGTAGATACCATACTCTACGGACTTTGCTATCTTAACTAGAGGATCGTCTCGGTCGTGGTATATAGGCTCGCCGTCCAGGCGTTCGTTGTTCATCAAGATCCTGGAGGTCATACCTATTGTAGCGGGGTGTCCGTACATCTCGAGGGCCTGTGGTAGATTACCAAAGTATGTGCCCTCACGTTCGTGCGCCATATAGAGTCTATCAACGGCTC